GGCAACAGCAGTTTTAGCAATGGCAACTGCTGCGCCGATAGTTAGCGGGTCGATTTTAATCTCCGAATATTTTTTTAACGCTTAAAGTAATAACGGAGCCAAGTGCGCCAGCAGCAAAGATGATCGTGTATAGACCACCTTTACCTTGATTAAGCATAGCAGTTACGTCAGCCATTTCTTTGCGGAGTAAATGTATCTCAGACGTTAATGTCTTAACATCTGCTTGCAATGCGCCGAATTCTTGTGGATTGATGTCTGACATAAATTATTTTTTAAAATTAGTTACTAAATAAAGTAAGTGTTATTTGCATATTATAAAATGTTTTATTTATAGTAGCATTTTACCGTCTGCAAACGAAGCGCAAACAAATACTAAAAGTATATCGCTTATTTAGAATCTTATTAATTAAATTGGATAACTTAAAGTTATTATTTCCTTGTTACATATCCTATCAACTTGTAGGGGAATATGTTTTCATCAACTCAAATGCTTGTTCTGGAGTTATGTCCTGAGAAGCAACATCGTCAACGCCATCCCCATCACGAATAGCATGAATACAGCAAAACACAGTGTTTGGTTCTAGTGCAGTAAATTGATGTTTAATGCCTTTAGGTGTAACAATAAGGTGAGGAGCTTTATATATTGCATTTCCTTTATCGTGTACCATATTTACAGAACCATTGGCTAATAAAGTAATGTGGTCAAAGGTATGAGTATGCCCTTCATGCGTATCACCAATGTTTAAGAAATAATGTAATTTAACAAAAATATTATCAACAATTTTTAAATCTGTAGTTGGGTTAGACACGAGTTACCTCAATAACTGGTTGCGGTGGTTTGTAGCACCAAAGACAAGCAAATTCATCAAATTTTAAATATTGCTCCATGTCAGTTGGCACAATCGGTTTAGGATTAATAAATGCATTTTTAGTTGAGTCATATGTATAACCTATGCCAGCATAGTTTTTACGAATAGGTGTTTTACCACCTAGATGCACGCCACCTTGGGTGTTGTAGCTGGTTTGAATCCAGTTTCCTTCTTCCCCTAAATATTGTTTGCACTTGGCAATCCCCAATGCTTCTGATTCAATACCGTCAGTTCCCAATAAATCAACGTCATTAATTACAATGACTCGCAAAACAACATTATTGCTATCAAGTTCAGCAAAATGGGCCATTATTGGAACCTCCACTTAATGATAACAACACCACTACCACCGCTACCCGCCAAAATAGGAGAGCCGGTAGTTTCTGTTCCGCCGCCGCCGCCACCTTTGTTTGCTGTTCCACTTACTGCGGTTCCATTAGCGCCAGCCCCCCCACCGCCATTGCCGCCTGCGCCTTGGACGGCAGTATTACCAGAACCGCCGCCGCCGCCAGCGTAAAAAACACTACTTCCTGTAATTGAGTCAGCCACACCAACACCACCATTGCCAGCAGTTCCACCAACCGCTCCAGCCCCGCCGCCTCCACCACCAACATAACCCTTACCAGCGTTTGCTCCATTAGCGCCACGAAATCCTTGCCCAGATGTGCCAGTACCAAAAGCGCCAAAACTGTATGCCCCACCACCACCACTACCCCCACTATCTCCATTAACATTTCCATTACCGCCGCCGCCTCCACCACCAACAGTTGAAACTGCCGAAAATGATGATGCAGTTCCACTACCCCCTCTGTTATTAATGACACCACCACCACCACCACCAATCGTTGCTGTATAGGTTGTGACCGTGGCTGTTAAAGTTCCTGTTAGCAAACCACCAGCACCGCCGCCGCCTCCACCACCACAACCACCAGCAGCACCACCAGCAATTACAAGGTAAGTTAAAAGAGAACCTTCTGTTGGGTCTGTTCCAAGACTATTAACCTTTAGCGTCCCTGTTCCGTTAAAGGATGCAACTTTGTAATTTCCACTTGTAGCAACACTCGCTCCTGTCGTAGATATATCAGGATATGGAGTTATAAAACTTCTTAGGTTCTGAAAAACTGCTTGCAGTGTACCGCTCATGTCAATCCACTCCCTGAAATTAACCAAGTTGTTGAAGTCATTTTAATTGCTGTTGCTGATCCATATTGCGCCAAACTGCGTGATCCAGTAGTGCCAGCAGAACTCAAATACATTGTGTCTGTTGTGATTGCAATTGTTACAACTTGAGATGTCATGTTAATAAATGTTATTGCAGTTCCTATTGGATATGCAACACTACTGTTTGCGGGAATCGTAAATGTTCGCGCATTTGCATCACCAGATGGGTGAAATATGTGTTTTCCAGCATCAGCAAGCACTAATGTGTAGGCCGCGCTTTGGCTGTTCTGTGGGATGTTTTTGTATCCAACTTCATTAGTTCCATCAACTGTGCATGAGGATAAAGTGCCGCTTGATGGAGTTCCCAAAACTGGAGTTACTAAAGTAGGAGATGTTGATAAAACTACATTCCCAGTTCCTGTACTAGTAGTTACGCCAGTACCACCAGCCAATACGCTCAATGTTCCAAAAGCCAATGTTCCAGAGCCATTTGTTGATAATGCCTGACCGCTAGTGCCGTCAGCAGTAGGCAGTGTCAGCGTGTAGCTAGTTGTTACAGCAGTAGGAGACTTTAAGCCTACATAGTGCGATGAATCCGTATCAGCTAATCGCAGCGAGTTAGCAGCATTAATAGTTAGCGTATTGCCAACAGTAAACGTATCTAACGAGCTACCGTCTTGCTGATTCTTGAGCTGAGACATAAGCTCACGAATAGCGTTGTTGATGCCACTAGGAGCGCATCCCTCTGCAATGTTAATACTGTCAATGTCAGTATTTAACGCAGGGTTTGTATCGAATTCACTAATCTTTGTCTTTGCCATGATTTAATCCTATTGAGTCAAGCCTAGTAGCCCAGGCACTGCAAATGGTGATGCGGTTCTAGCTCTTTGTACAGCTTCAGCAAATGTTTCGTTTCTTGGCGCAAACATGGCTTTCTCACCGTATTTATAATATGGCAGTGTAGCTAATCCTGTTAATGCACCCATCATTGGATCGACATAAGTAGCACCGCCTGTTAATAGCGCACCTGTCATTCCACGCGCAGCCGTACCGCTATCAGGAACTTTAGAGCCTAAGACTGACGTAGCCGTACCTGATAACTCTTGCATAGGCGCAGCACCGCGAGCAAACGCACCTTTACGTGCAGACCTATCAGTTTGACGTACAGCAGCCTCTAACTGAGCCGGAGTAAATATACCTTCTTCGCCGCGAGTCTTTGCCATTGCAGTCTGAACACGCACAAAGTCTTTAAATGCTGTGTCTGCCTTGTTTAAGTCTTTAGCGTACTTAGGGTTTTGATTCTTCATTAGGTTCATGTATAAACCCTGAAGATCACGATAAGCATTAGCTAACAGTTTCTCAGACCCTTGAGCCGTAGAGTAAGAATTAGCCATCTCACCTAAATCTTGCTTAATCGCTTGCGCTCTAGTACCTGGCAATACCTGACTAGCACTGAAGTCAGACTTTAACGCGTCAACATAGCCAGCAAACTCTTTCTGAAGGCTAGGTGGCAGTTTACCTTTTGCATAACGATTCTTAACAGCCTCAAATGCCTGATCTACACGCGGACTATACTCAATGCGTAACTTTGGCACTACAGCCTGATACTGCGCTCCAATGGCATCCTCAACAAAGCGGTAAGCATCTCTACCTACTGCGTTATCAGGAACCTTGAGACTAGGATTAAGGTTTCTAAGAACCTTATTGTATGCAGCAGTGTTAAACTTTTCGTATTGTTGCTCACGCGCACCACTTACCACGCGACCAATAATAGGCAGACTTTCGGCAGCTTGCTCGACTTGTTGGATACGACCACCAAATGCTGCGCCAGGAGTTAATGGCACACCTTGCTGACGTAACGCAGCAGCTTCAGGACGGATATTAGGCGCAAGCAATCTACCTGCACCACTTAGGCCAGCAGTTACACCGCCACCAAACAAGCCACCTACGACAGCTTGCCCTGGGATGTCAGCTTGCTCTTGAGCCATACCTGCGCCAGTTAATGCACCCATACCAGTGCCAAGCGCAACATCACCAACCAATCCAGCGCCGCGAGTAACAGGCTTTAATGCTGCACCTAAAGGCATAGCAAGACCACCGGCTAGTTCAGTACCGATAGCAGTCTTTGGATAGTCTTGTTTAAACTGACCTTGTTGGCCTCTGAGTTGATCTCGTAGCTTCGTGTATTCTGCGCTACTAATTGAACCTGTACGTAATGCAGCCTCTAACTCATCGGCAAACTGAAACGTAGCACCGCCAGCAGCAGATCGAGCAGCTTCAGCCATCGGAGAATACTCAACAGGAGCCACTACAGACGCTTGCGGAGCATTAGACCCACCTGTAGCTTCTACAAACGCCTGAAGGCCAGCAGTCGATACTTTATCTAACTTGTTAGCCTTAATGTACTCTAGGTCTTTACTAGATATTTTAGATAAATCCATTACTTGCCCTTTCTACGCTCAAGCTCTTGTACTGCAGCAGCATAAGGATCAATCTGAGGAATTGTTGTTGGCGCTGCTCTACCTGCTTTAATCATTCCAGCGTCAATTAAGTTTTTAAGTCGTTGAGCTTTATCAGCAATATTTGCTGGCTTATCATTTAATTGTGGGAAATAAGATTTTCTATAACCCTCTAGCTGCTCTCTTGTATAAGCCGCACCAGTTCCAAGTGTTAAAAAAGCATCTAACATATCAAGTTGCGCTGCTTCAACTTGTTGACGTGCTTCAGGGTTTGCTAAATTTTTAAGATAATCTGAGCCAGTTACATTTTTAATTAATTCAGCAGCAAAATCAGGTGATGCTGCGCTAGGAGTTTTTCCGATTGCAATTTGTAATTGGTTTGCTGAATTTTGAGCGCGGCTTATTAAATATCCAGCAGTACGCTCTGATTCGCTAGGCATATTAATCGTAGTAGCACCTGCTCTACGTTTAGCAATGTCAAGCGTATCAAGTCTATTTTGCAGTTGACCAAGTTGCTGAGCATTAAGCGAGCTAATAGCAACGCCTGGGAACATAGCGCCGGCAACTCGCACAGCTTCTTTGTTGTAATCACGCTGATTATTCTTAAACTCAAAATCAGCTTTTTGAATATCTTTAAGACCATCCTGCAAGTCTTTTGTTGTAATCTGACCTGTTTCAGCAAGACGCTGTAAGTTATTAACTTGTGGTAATAGATCAGGAGATACAGTACCTTTGATACTATTGAAATCAAAGTTAGATACGTTCTCTTTCATCAATTGCTTTTCAAGTGCAGCAATTTGATCTAGGTTGCTCTTAATGGCATCTTGTGCAGTCTTGCCTGGCAATCCGGTAAGGCGCTGATTAGCTGCATATAGTCTATTTATCTCTGTTTCTGCTTTAGACCTTGTTGCCGTTACTTCTACAGGTGGCAACATTCCAGCTGACGGTGGAGGCTCAACCATAGCCGTTTCTGCGCCTGGTGCTTGTGGTGCTTGCTGTGGAGCTTGTGGTTGATATGCTTGGCTAACAGCCATGTTTTCGTTAATCCACGCCAAAGTCTTAGCAGGGTCAGCACGCAACGAAGCAATCAATGCAGGGTTATTCCGCACCTCTGGCATTTGCATAACTTTAGCAACGTCAGCGCGTAATGATGCAGCTTGATCTTGAGCAATCTTAGTTTGTGCTAATTGTTGTTGCATCTGATAATTAGTCAGACCTTGTTGGATAGCCCCTTGTGAGGCTTGCATACCACCGCTAAGAGCGCCAGCGATGTTTTGTGCAGCAGTAGTGCCTCGAGTACCCATACCGCCTAGCAAGCCGATAGCAGCGCCTAACAAGCCTTGATTAGTTGATCTCTTTTGCAGCGCTTGTGTCTCAGCAGGGCCAAGCAATCCCTCGTAGTAAGTAGGAACCGCGCCAAAGATATTCTGAGCAAATCCAGTCAACCCAGTAGGCTTTGACGATGGGAAAGCATTGTAAAGCTCATCAAGTTCTTGTTGAGTTGCCATAATTATCCTAACAATGAAGTGCGACGCTGCATCTGTGGTGACTTTTGGCTAAGTAAGCTCATAAAGTCTACAGGAGCGAATTGACCGCTTTGAATTGGTGGTGCTTGCAATACTTGTGGTGGTGGTGGAGGCTGCATCATCCCACCAACAGCTTGTTTAGCCACGCTAGTTAATGCAGGATTCTCATTCATCAATCCCTGAATATTTTTGCCAGCACTCATTACAGATTGGGTGAATGTTGGCGGAGCGCCAGCCATTCCCATTCCTGTGTATGCAGGAGTTCCTGATAATGCTGGTAACGCTGGATTTGCAAAAATACCAGATGCTGGAATAATCGTTGCAGCCTGACCAGCGGCAGCATTTGCAGCGGTTCCAAGTAAGCTAGTACCCAATGCGCCACTTGCCATTGCTCCTACCAGTGGATTAGCCGCTACAGCACCCATAGTGCCAAGCGCACCAGCGCCAGCACCTAATGCACCTAATCCCAATGTCGCAGTCGCAGGAGCCGCTACAGCCGCCGTGGAACCAGCAGCAGATAATAGAGCAGCAGCAGAAATTGGATCAGCCATAATATTCCTTATTTGCGAATGTAATCTAAGTAGCTACGGCCTTGCATATCTGTAGCTCCACCAGCAGCGGCAGCTTTTTCTGCTTCTGTTTGAGGCTCAACGTATTCTTTAGTAATACCACCACGCGGTAAGCCAGTGATAAATGATCCAAAGTTTTGCAGGTTCTGATATGGTAACTGTGCTGTGTAATCGTAGCGAGCCTTATCAGCAGCCTGTTGAGCCGCTGTGTAGCCTTCTTGAGCCTGACCAACAGCAAGTAATCTATCAAGATCAGCATAGTCAGCAGCAGCAAGGCCAGGAGCCATGCCAGCAGCAGACAAACGTGTAGCTATATCCTCGCCTCTTACGCCTTGAGCGCCAGCCAGTGCAGCCATTTGGTTAGCATAGTCGCTTTGATACACATTCTGACCTGCTTGAGTTGCAGCCATTTGGTTAGCAAAATCACTTTGGTAAACGCCTTGACCTGCTTGAGCCGCAGCCATACGATTAGCAAGATCAGCACCGTAAACACCTTGAGCAGCTTGTGTAGCGCCCATTTGATTAGCGTAGGCTTGCTGTGCCGCAGTGCCAAGACCTTGAGCGCCTGTGAGTTGATTGACAAAACCTTGTTGCGACAGACCACCAAGCGATTGCAGTGCTTGTTCTTGCAAACCGCGCTCTTGCTGGTAGTTTTGCAGGTATGCTTGTTGATTTTGTTCAGCCAAAGCACGAGCAGCAGCATCAGTCATCTTGCCAGCTAATTGCTGCTCTGCACCAGAACCATAACGACCAGCCATCGATGTCTTGCTTTGTAGACCACGAATACCTTCTTGCAGTGATTCAGCAGTTAGACGGTTAGCCTGGCCTAATGCACCCTCAAGATAAGGACTACCACCAAGATACGCACCTTGAGAAGTTGCGCGAGTGCCAGCTAATGCCTCATTCTGCATTGCGCCACCCTTCATTTGATTATAGAAGGCTTGATTAGGGTCAACGTAGGCATTTTGAGCCATGTTCGAGAATTGCTGCTGATATGGACTAGCAGCCTGACCAATCTCATCAAACACGGAGCCATACTTGCTAGTTTGACCGGCTAAAGCATCAAATGCCGAACCGTATTGGCTAGTCTGACCAGCCCTACTAGCATACTGTGACTCATATGGGCTTTGAGTACCCATTAAACCTTGTACAGTGCTTTGAGCGCCTTTGAGTAATGGGCTGCCTTGACCTGCACGTTGCTGCGCTAAAAACAATGCTGTCTGCGTTTGTGCGCTAGGCTTAACGTAAGTATCCCCGCTATAGTAAGCAGGGCCACCTGTGTTATATAGTCTTTCTGCCTCACTTAATGCTAAATCTACTTTAGGACGTAGATTAGGATCAAGCATTGTCTCGGTTGGAGTAAACTCACTACCACCAGAAGGGCCGCCCATAATTAAACCTCACTTATCCATAGTCTAGGGCTAAATCCAAGACTCTTAGCCCTCTTAATCCAGCCTTTTCGATGACTAGAAAATGTTATATATCTTGCACCACCTTGACGCGCTACCTCTTTTATGTATTTTAATCCATTTTCGAGGTTATCATGTCTATTTTCTAACGACCAACCAGCCCAAACGTGCAATTTATCGCCATCTGGCTGCAATACCCAATAACCTATAACTCTACTCTCATCAATCAAAGCCCAAAGCATCGATCTACCGTTATAACAATCTACATACACATCCTCAACAATCCAATCTTCAGGGCTTTTTGTCTTAACATTCTCTAGTCCTGGTCTAACGGAAGGCCACCACGACCTTAGCTCTTGCGGAGTAATGTATTTAGTTTCCATTAGCCAACAATAACATAATCGTAGGTTCTCCCTGCAACTACATTTGCTGCGTGTGAAATAACAGCGCTACCTTGTGACGTTGAGCTGATATATGGGTCTTCAAATGTGTTTGTTATGTATCCATTAGAGGAAACGTGTTGTATCGTAAAAATTACAGACGGAGTTGCTGGCCTTGTAGGGCTTGTTTGAGCAGGAATATTCTGCATTGATACTGATGTATTGCTTGCACGCCACATAATCTCAACGTAATCATTTTTAGCCATTGGCAAAAAGAAATTAAGCGCTGCAATTAAGCCGCCATCGGTAGAGCCATGTCTGTTACTAATACTAAATTCGCTATTTGATTTAGGTACATCCACTCCATTTTGTCTAAACCAGATACTAACGTCCTGAATTTGAGAGGCTGTATTTGAAAACTGAGAACTAAATTGAATATTCCATAAGCCAGAATAAGCTACCGTTACCCTTGACCCGCTAACTACAGACACGCCTAACGCATAATCTAAAGTGTTATACGTCATTGCATAAGCGGTTGTCGTGCTTGCAATAGTTTGATCTGTATCATCCTGAAATGCACCATACGGAACATAAGATGTTGACGATACCAATGCAGTAGGAGTTAGTAGAATTACACTATCGTAGCCTATACGCTCATTGTAAATTGTCGTACTAGTAGCGCCACCGGTGGCCAACGTAACGGAGCCAGTATTATTGGTCTTTCCGTCCATGATACCTCGCACTACCTCTGCGACAGCTCGCTGATCTCCACCAAACGGAGGAAGCGTTCTAAACTGTGTCATCTCAGACCTTGAGTAACAATATCAACTTCCATCCCCACGGCAGTTTTCCACGCACTACCAACAGGTGACGCCTTTACCCTCATATAACGACCAGGAACGCGCATAGAGGCTTTTCCTTCGCTATCTGTACTAACAGCAGTAGTGAACTCAATAGGGTCTCCTAGCAGGTTTCTATTGCATATAGCAATATCAGCCGTTCCATTGTCAATAATCGGCCTGACTGCGGTAATCACAGACCTACCGTTATCAATATCGTTAGTAACAATCGAGCATTGCTTGTTAGTGCCGCCAAACGTAATAATCTTTTGCCCTTGTACACCAGCAAACAGTGATTGACCACCATCCCATTGACGATCATCAAGTGATACAGTTAAAGCATCAATACTAGCGCTGAAAAGGTCTAATCCCTCAAGCGTTACCGCAGGAGTAATGACAATAGAGATAGCGTCAGCAGTAGTATCACCATGCGACCACTTACCGAAGTCAATGCTGTAGATCAAAACATTGGTATTGGCGAAGTTATCCTTAAATGACCAAACAATTAGCCGTTTAACTGGATCAACAGTGCTAGACATTTGGTCAAATTGACTTGTATTGGCAATATCAAAGAACCAACGGTCTATCTTTCCTGCGCTAATCGACTTTACTGTCTGACCATCGCACACATAGAAACCGTCTGTAGCCAAAAAATACGTCAAACCATTGTATTGCACTACACTACCGCTAGAAATGCAGCCTAAACTGCGTGAAATGGCGTCAAATTGAAAAAACAACGGGCTACCTATGTAGGACATACGAAAAATGGCTTTTTCAAGCAGCACTAATCCGTACTCACCACCCGTTAAACCTTTAATGTCGCCACCGTCAGCCATAACCTGACTATCAGCTTGGCTTGTTGCGCTAGGTGTCCAGTTAGTCTCGTCGTTAATGTCAGACCAGTAAACCTTATTTTCTTCAGTTACAACATTAGCAGCTACTACAAAATCACGAACTACCGTCACATATTTAGCAGTAGGAGCGTCAGCAGATAAATTGCTAAATTTCTCGCTCATAGCATTTAATGTATAAGCCTGTAGCTTCTCAATGCCATTAGCTGCAATCATCTCAGAGCCAAACTGAGTAACATCCCAAAATAATGTAGTTGAGTAGCCTGTCGTCGTTAAAGCGTCAAGACCCCTATCGCCACTATCGTATTTAAAAAGATTGGTAGCTCCACCTGCAAACAAAGTAGATATTCCAGCAAACTTACCGGCAAATGTAGTCACTAGAGTTTGACCAGCAGCAGTACTATAGTCTGCTTCAGCACCTAAAGGAGCGTAGCCAGTAGCAACAGGAATACAGTTATTAGCGTCAGTCAACGCACCTGTAATGCCAGGCTGATCTGGCAGCCACTCACCAAATGCTAGTTTTGTCTTAGCCATGTATTAGTTCCAGCAGGTAAGTTATTCCATTCTTCGCCATATATGTAGCCAATAGCTGACATAGCGCCATTTCCATTAATTACACCATTTCCAGACCAAATAGCGTTTGGATAACAATACAATGTTGCTTCTGCTGTAATGTCTGCAAATCCAGAAAATGACATACCACCTAGTGCAGTTACAGTCGCATCTGAAAATATAGATGCAATCGCAGTCCTAATTCGCAATCCATCAGCAGAAAGATCGCCATTAGAAGATATATCTCCACTGCCACTAAGAATAAGACCGCCCATTGCATAAACAGACGCGAGAGAATCTATTTCCCCAGAATCTAGTCTTATTCTCGATGGTGATGCGGTAACAATTGCAGTCCCATCAGCCTGACCATCACCAAACAGAATGCAAGTATCAGGGCTTTCCCAAATTGCGTCATCAAGCGAAAATGGGAGTTGATCCAACGTCCCAAATTGGTCTAGCCCTTCAAGCGTAAATGGGCCACAAATGTCAGCCATTATGCAAGCGTAACAGTCAGGTTACCAATAGATATTTTGAAAATATCGCCTGTCTCAATTACTTTTGAGCTTGTTAACGCAGTATGAAAAAGCATATTTCCACTTGTACTTGCATCCCATAATCCAATCCAGCCAACGGTTCCCCAATTGGCAGTAGCTTGTGGAAATTCAACTGCTCCGCTATTGCTAGTCACACCATTTGACGGCGATGCGAATGCGGATGAAGTCCGAGCATAAGAACCTCCAGATACCTCTGTGCCTGTTCCGCCATCAGTAGGATCAGCAGTATGTAGACTCACATAAATAGTTGTAGGACTTGTGTAAGTCGTTGCTCTAAGAACCGCATTAATAACAGCGTTCTCTAAATAATTCGACATTTCAGCCATAATATTTCCTTAATTAAAAGACATGGACATTGGTTGCCCACTGTATTCGCCAGAATCATCCGCAGCAGAAATGGATGACATAGCTCTTTCATACAAAGTACCCCAAGTTTGCAACCTTGCATCATTCATTAAATACGGTTCTGCCTCACCTAATGCAGCATAAAGCAAAGCATCAGGGCAATTAGCCAAGAACACATTACTAGGATTCGTGGAGCTTAGGAAAGCAGGTTGCGCGTAATACAGCATTTGCAGGACATAAGCACCATCAGGTACTGGCCCCAATTGCAACTCAGAAGCTAACACCGTGTAGCGTTTAGGCTGGCCTGATTCTGTCGAGATAGTCTTTTTATAAAACAGGTTAGGCGTATCGTAGACAAGGACACCATTAGGATTAGCAGCAACGTGAATATCACGCATCTCTAGGTAATCACTAGGCAAACCAACAGTAGAATCGCCACCTGTAGTAGTAGCCTGGGCAGTTACTAGCATCTGACGAATACGCAACTCTCTACGTAAACGCTGCTCTGCAAGTGCTACAAACGTGGGAATAATGCTATCTAAATCACTACGAGCTAGATAGCTGGAGATGGTGCTAGTTAATTCAGAGTAGCTAGTCAGTGCCATTATCGCCCCTCAAGGCTTTATCATCTACATCGTCCCAACTGTATTCATGCGTTCCAATGTGTTTAATGTGCATTGAAAGCTCATGGTCAACATAGGTATCAATACCTGCATCGCCAGCCTTTACACAGAAGAACACATCTTCACCCACTACACCTGTTGGCCCCCAACCTGCATCAAACCACGGAGCAGATAGTGTCTCAAATACTTTCTTACGGATCAGTACCGCACCAAATCCAACAGCAGTAACAACCTCAATACCTTCTTTACCGCGTGAGTCAACATTCGACCAATGATGCCGGATACCCTTTTCATCCTCACTCTTAACCAATAACTTAGCGGTAGGGAATGATGGTTTGCGTCTTGTCACTGCGTTCACACCAACTATGTCCACCTCACGGCTCAACATAATCGTAATCAAATCATGTGGAAATCTCATGTCGCTATCAATAAACAGAACAGCGTCACAGCCCTCTTTTAAAGCCACCAGCGCCAACTTCTCACGCTGGTCGAATATCAACGTGCCAGGCATCGTATAAAGGCTTAAACCGCCCTTACCGTCCTTGCATCTAACTGAAGCATCATGCGCACACATACGGGCAAAATCAAATGCAAACCCAGTATGAACCTCATCACGACATGGTACACAAACGCCAACTCTCATACAGTCCCCCGATAGATTTTCAAACCAGCTTGGTCAGGATGATTCAGCCAACTTCTAAATGCCTTATCATCCATAATCGCAAATCCTCGCATAATCCCCATCTCGTTTAGCTTATCAATTGCTGTAAACGGTATGGAGCCAATCAAATGCAAGTCATCTGTTGCGCCTGTCCTAGCTTTATCTACCTCTTGGAGTACCTTGTTCCTAGCGAGAATATCGCTAATGTCTTGGTTAGTCTCGATGATAATACCGCCATCACCATCTGCATGAACTTTTTGATGTCTAAAGTTTGTCATTAGTCTTTATAAAAAGCCCCCACCAGTTAAGGCAGGGGCTAGTTCATTACAGCGAGAAGTCCAAGTCAGCCACGATACCGTGAGCAGCCTCGTTTTTCACCTCTAGTGTTACCTCCGCCAAAATTTGAGTTTTATCACTATCGCCTGCCTTAGCCAGCTCATTAGTCATGAATGGGCGCAGGAAAGCCATAGCAGCGTACTCAGGATCAAGGATCAGCATATCGCGATTACGCATGAAACGGTCAGGCACGATAGACAGTTGACCGAAGTCCGACTGATAAATGTCAGCAGCACCGATAATCACGCCAGCTTCAGGCTTGGTGATCTGATAACGGTTGACAGCGATACCAGCAAACGTCGACATCTTCTGCTTACCAGCCGAGCCAACGAACACAGCTTTAGGATTGCCACCCGCATCAAAGATCGAAGCGATAACAGTCTTGAGCAATGCTTCGGTAGCAGTACGCTGCGTGCCATCGGTACGAGTCGAAGTACCGGAAGTTGCAGGAGCCGAACCACCACTACCTTGCGACGAGTTAGACTTGATCCAAGACAGCAGCGAACCCATAGTGCGAGCAACCGTAGACGTACCAGCCGACTTGCCTTGGTTAGCCGTGATGATGGTTTCCAGATCACGCTTGAGTTCTTGCGAAGCCTTCGACAGTTGATAAGCCTTTTCAGACTTACGGCCTGCTTTGTTGACAGTCTCCAGAGTGCCGGAAACTTGGACAGTCTTTTGCACGATCTGCGTATAGTTACCAACGCGGGTCGTAGGAGCCATCGTCGCAGACGTTGCATCTGCGCCCTCGACTGCGGCATTAGCAGTGGTAGCAGCGGCCAGCGAGTCAGTCTGCCACTCATGATAAACAGCGGTAGCTTTGGTGCGGCCAATCGACGACATGATTGGGGTCTCAGTAGGCGAGATGTTATAGATGATGTCGGACAAGTCCTCGCGCATACCGATAGCGGTAAATGTTTGATATGTAGGCATGATAATTTCCTTTAAATAAACCG